ATGAGGACAACGCCCGCAAGGCCGGTGTTCAACGGCAAGTTGATCCGGTGGACCCTGGAGCAGATCGAACAGGTCAATCAGCAGCGCGTCCGCGTGGACTGGTTGCGATTCACGGTACCTCTGACAGCCATCTTGAAGACGGATCACACGCTCTTCGACGTGGACGCCCTTGCCCTGCTGGATCAGCGCGGTCGCGACCTGATCCGCATGACGAGAGGGTGCGACGCAGGACCACATACCTCCGCCCACAAGGTTGCGGAAGCCGGGGCTCGCCAGCTCTGTCGCCTGGCCGGCGGCGTGCTCCAGGTGGGCCTGTCGGACACGAAGGGGATGGACTACTACACGGCTCGCGTGGCATTGCTACATGAAGGCGCGCTCGTCGGCTGGGTTCTCGCGGGCGGCTCCGCTCAGAATCGCTCGGGCGCGAGCCAAGCCGCTACCGTTCACTTCAACCTCTTCGGCTCGGCGCTTCTGCACATCGCGCCGCAGGACCTGTCTCACATCCAGCAATTCATCGAAGACGAGCACGGTTGGATCACCCGCGTCGACTTGGCCCTGGACGTCTGGAGCGGTCATCGCATTGCCGAGCTTCCTCCGGCTTACTTGGCGGGGGACTTCGACGTACGCGGGAAGCGGCCTGGTCAGCGGGAGATAGGGAGTTGGACCTTGGGCCATTCGCGCACCTTCGAGGTGGGCTCCAGGGGTACCGGAAAGGTGTTCCGTGCCTACGAGAAGGGCCATGAACTCTTCGGCCACGAATCAGGCGAGTCGCCCGAATGGGTCCGTTATGAGGTGGAGATCCGGAACAACCATCGGGTCATTGATCTCGCCGTGCTGACGCGCCCTGCCGACTACTTCGCCGGGGCGTACCCCTTCTGCGCGAGGGTCCTGCATGAGCTCCACCTGGAGGCATCGCGTCTACGGATTCCGACGATTCCGGACGTCGCGGACAAGTGTGCCGAAGCCGCTGTTTCGCGCGTCGTGAGATGGGCCAAACGCACCGCCCTACCGGCCATCGTTGCCTGTTTCGACCTCGGCGGAGACCTCCTCGCCCACCTGATCGACAGCGAGCGGCATCGCCTTCCCAAGCGTCTCACCGGGATCCGGCGGGATGTCCTGGCCGCCATGTTCAACAAAGTCGCTGACGACTATTCCCCCGCGTCGGCGCCGTCGCTTCAAGGGGGCATGAGGATCACATGAAGTTCCAAACCGAAATGACCGTCGTCGGAATGAAGGCGAGCAAGGGCATGTTGGAGAACGGCCAGACCTACGACTCGACCAAGATCTACGTGCTGACGGATCTCGACGCGTCGAAGGGCAATGCTTTCGGCCAGGCATCGGCGGAGTACGTGATGGGCGCGAGCGACGAGATCAACAAGTACAAGCATCTGCCCTTCCCCTTCAAAGCACTGGCCGAGTGCGAGCTGGTGACCAACGGCAAGTCGCAGAAGACCGTCGTCGTCGGTCTCAAGCCGATCACCGACCAGAAGGCCGGCGCCAAGGTGGCGTGATGGGACGGTACGTCATTCAGTCGGGCGTGACCTTCGCGTTCCTGCATAGCGATCCCAGGACTGGGGACGTGTCCTGGACGCCCTCGCTGCTGGCCGCCCTGCACTTCGGTGTCGTCGAGGACCTCGACCAAGTGGCGCAGCTCGTTGACGATCACTGCGACCGAGGCGCGGCGTTGATCTGTGACCTCGATCTGGAGCCCGCGCAATGACGGCGGCCGCAACCAGCGGATCGGTTCAAACGGTGGTGGTCTGCACCGTGGCCGAGCCGCCAGGCATGTCCGCGAGCGCCTCGACGATCTGCAGGGCGCAAGACCTCACGACGACGCGGGCCTACCTCTTGGCGCCCGATTCGCGGCACGCGGTGGAGGCCTCGCTTGAGCCATTCAACTATGCGAAAGCAGCTGGCTTCTGGACGGTCGCCTTCTCCATGGTCGTTGGCCTGTATGTCGTCACCAAAGGAATCAGCGCCGTGCTGCACATGTTGCGGCGTGGGTAGCTCGATGTGTCGGCCGAGCACCCTCTCGGCAGCTTGTATGGAGAAATCGTGTTGAAAGAACACTTCGGACTGAAGTCCTCAGCCGTCATCGGCGCATTGCTCACCAGCGTCGCCCTGCCGGTTGCTGCGCAATCGTCAACTGCAGGCCCTGACCTCACGGCACTGACCAACAACATCAGCTTTGGCACCGTCCTCACGGCCATCCTGGCGGTTGGTGGACTGCTTGCCAGCGTCTACCTCGCGCTCAAGGGCGCGCGCATCGTGTTGGCAATGCTCCGCGGCGCTTAAGCCGCATCCCTTGAGGGGCCGATTCTGGCCCCTCTTCAAATCATTCGACCGAGGTTCTGGCTGTGTCTGCAAATGAACTCTGGTATGTCGCCATCTTCGCTTGGGGCGGTCTCTGCGGGTGGGCGGTGGTCCTTGGTCTGGAGGAATGAACGAATGCGTATGAAGCGCGCCTTGGTCGCCCTGGTTCTCCTGGCCCATGCGGCGCTGATGGTCGAGCAAAGTCGCGCCCAGGCGCAGCTCGCAGCGCCATTGGCGAGTAACGCTTTTAGAAAAGCCATCTCCGCCTCCATAGCGGCAAATGTGGCGACGCGGGTCGGCACGGCTTGCACCGGCCCTTGCTTGGCCGCTGCTCAGCTCAAGACCATGGCGCGCATCGACCGAGCTGCCAATGACGCCGTTTTTGCGAGCAGTACCGTGATGACCGTGGCGGCAATCGCCGGCGCTCCCGTGTGGGGTACGGTGCTGATCGGCCTCGGCGTTTTGGCCGCAGTCGGAGCCGTGGCATGGGGCGTCTATTCACTGTCTCAGGAGTCGGAGACGACCTTGGTTCTACAGCGGCCCAGCCCCGCCACGCTTGTCGAGCCCCAAGAGCGTATGTCAGAAGCCAAGATCGGAGATTTGCCGATTTATGGGCGCCATCACTCTGTTCCGGATCATGAGGTGTACTCCTTCACTGGACGAATCATTGGAGCTGGCAGTTGTTTCGCACACGGTGAGGGGGACTGCTCTGTCATGCCGGAGGAGTTCAAGTCAGCAAAATGGAGATCGGTGGTCGTCCCATTCGGTCGTTCTCAAGACCAATTCGACGTAATAGGAGATAGTGTCGACGAGGCAATTCGCAACGTGGCGGTGGGTGCCATGTGGGCATTGGTACAGACGCTCCCTCAGGGGCATCAGGCCACCGACTTCCGATTCGGCTTTCTTAACAAGCCTTGGTGTACGTCAGTGCCACCTGCCGGTCAGGTTTGCTCGCAGTGGAAGTTTCATCTTGCATTCGACTACCGGACTCCCGCAGGAACAAGCGAATGGCGTCGTGTTAGCTATTCGTTCAGAACTCATGTGATGCAGGCTGCGGGGTTCACTCCGATCGCTATTCGTGGGTCGCTCGAAGAACTTCAGAGGCTCGCTCCGCCAGAGATGCTTCGCGAGCCTGTACCTGACAGCCTTATCGCTGAGGTGGCTAATCGCCTTTGGCAACGGGCAGCGGCCGCCGATGACTTCGACGGTCTCCCCTATGAGGCGGGCAATCCGATCACGCAGCAGCAGGTGTCCGCGGCTTTGAAGGCTGACCCCGATCTGCAGCCAAAGTGGAGCGACTTGGTCGAACCAGCTCGCGATGACGAATGGCCATTCCATCAGCAGTCTCCGAGCGTCCCTGCCATACCTATAAGGCCAGTGCCGCGCCACAATGAACAGAATCAATCTGCACCACAGCAGCAACCAAACTCGGATCCCGGGGTTCCGCCTCCGGACCTGGAACGCATTCCAACTGCTGCAGAGATTCTCGAACCGTTGTTGAAGGTGTATCGCCGGCTGCAAGAGTTCGCCGTCCCTTCTCATTCGGCGGAGTGTCCTCGGCCGCAGATCGAGTTGTTTGAGAAGCTGCTTACATTGGACAAACACTGCGACCTCACAGAGAAACATCGCATCGCGATCCACGCGGTGATGCTCGCGGTCTGGTCGATGGTGGCGCTGTTTATCGTCCTTCGTGCCTGAGGCCGTCATGTTTGGGGCATTCGTCTCTGCGCTCAACGTGGCGCTACGCGTTCTGCTGACCTCGGCAGTCGCCAAGTTCTTCGTCTTCTTCGCGCTCTACTTCGTCGTACATGGCTTTGTCGAGGTCATCGGCGGCATGCTTCCAAGCGCAACAACACTGTCATCAGGCCTGGCCGGGCTCTCCGCAGGCACCTGGTACTTCCTCGACCTCATGGGATTTTCGACGGGCGCGCCAGCGGTCGTCAGCGCCTGCGCGCTCAGGTTCTTGATCCGTCGAATCCCGCTCATCGGTTGAGGCTATGGCGATCAACGTGTACTGCGGCCTTCAAGGCTCCGGCAAGAGCTACGAGGTGGTTTCGACACCGGTGCTTGATGCGGTCGCGGCGGGCCGCCGGGTCGTCACGAACATCGATGGAATCAATGAGGCGGCGATCCACGCATACCTCGCGGAAAGGCGCCAAATTCCAGTTGAGCGCCTCGGGCAGGTCGTAGCAGTCTCCAATGAGCGCGTGATGGCGCCAGGCTTCTTCCCGAATGAAGATCGGCCGGGGGTCGTGTCCCTTGTGCTCCCTGGCGACCTCATCGCCATCGACGAAGCATGGAGGTTCTGGCCAAGCAGCGCAAAGGTGTCGCCGGAGCACATGCAGTTCTTCACCATGCATCGGCATTACGTGCACCCAGAGACCGGCGGCTCCTGCGATCTGGTGTTGATGACGCAGGACATCAGTGGCCTGTGCCGTCCGCTTCGCAATGTGATTGAACTCTCTTTTCGGATGCATAAGCTGAAGGCGCTGGGACTTGCGAAAACCTACCGCGTTGAGCTTTTTGAAGGATGGAAACAGACACGGAAGATGCGTATCGACGTTTTCACGCGTCGATACCAGGCAGAGATATTCCCGCTGTACAAGTCCTACGCTGGAAAGGATGGAAACGAGCGCACGATCGACAAGAGACAGAACGTCCTGACCAATCCGAAGCTTTGGAGTGTCTCGGCCCTGACGATCGGAGTTGGCTTGGCCGGTGCCTGGCAGACCTGGCGCTTCTTCAACCCTGAGGTTTCCGAGAAGCCAAGCGCGCAAGCGGTTGTACGTGACGATCCAACTTCCGCGGCCCCTCGCGACCAGGTCGGGGGCATTCCGTCGCCAGCACTGCGAATCCCACCACCTGACTCTTCGGCCTGGCGCGTCGCGGGTCGGTTCAAGGCCGATGGAACTTCCTGGATCGCCTTGATAGACACGTCGGGACGCTTGAGGGTCGAGTCTCCTTCCCTCTTCACCAATGACGGCATCGCAATGATCGGCGTCGTGGAACAGCAGAGGGTCTCGACCTGGTCGGGCGAAGCAGCCACCAGACATACGCCTTCGGGGTTGCAGTGACGAAGGCTCGGACCGCGAGCTGGTGCCTCGCAGTGATGCTCAGCACACGCGTCGCTGCAGCACCGCATCCGCCGTCCTTCGATCTGCGCGAGATTCCGGTCACGCGAGCCATTCAGCTGGTACACGGGGAGGCGCTCAAGCGGCCCTACGTGCTCGCACCGGAGGTGCTGCGCGATCAGCGCAACGTATCGTTCCGCTTCGACGGCGCCAAGGGCTCGATGGATGCCTTTTGGCGCGCGATGCTGGACTCGTTGGGATATGAGATCCACATCGATGCTGGCGTCGACTTTGTCCGGTCCAAGGCCACAGTGGACGTGGTGGAGCCACCCGCCCGGCCATTGGAGCTGATGATCTATCGACCGAAGTTCCGTCGTGTGGGATACCTCGCCGAGCTGCTGCGGCCTCTGCTGCCGGACGACCAGGGTCTGAGCGTGAATCGAGAGATTCCCGTAGCAGCGGAGATTCGTAGCGACGAGCCTGCGCCGCGAGAAAGCGCTACTGCGCAGCTCGATCGGGAGTCTGATGTGCTGCTGTATCGGGGGGCTGCAGAGACGATTAGCCGGATCAGATCGGCGCTCGAGGAGCTGGATCAGCCGGAGGCTGAAGTGCTCGTTAGGGGCGTGGTGTACGAGGTGGCGACCTCCTCGAAGGAAGGGACGGCGCTGAGCTTGATCGCGAGCCTGCTCGGCGGGCGGCTCAAGCTCTCCGTCGATAACCGCGCCGATGGGGCCTCGCTGGGACTGCAGATCGGCGGCATCGATGCGGTGCTTTCCGCGCTCTCCGGCGACAGTCGATTCCGCGTCATCAGCACGCCTCAGCTGCGAGTGAAGTCGGGCGCGTCCGCCCGTCTCACGGTAGGCCAGGAGGTGCCTGTACTCTCCGCTGTCAGCTTTCCGCAGGGAGGTTCCACGCCGGTGAGGTCTGTGGAGTATCGGTCGTCGGGCACCATCTTCGAGATCTCACCGCTGGTGCGGGAGCAGGTCATAGAGGTGAGCGTAAAGCAGCAGCTCAGCGACTTCGCGAGGACCGAGACCGGAGTGAACGACTCGCCGACCTTGACCAAGCGGGAGGCATCGACGACGACCGCCGTGGTGAGCGGGGAAACGGTCGTCATTGGTGGACTTACGAAGCACCATGCCGAGAACAGCCGGCAGGGTGTCCGCCTGATGCCCTTCTTGACTTCTCGACGCGGGGCAAGTCAGCAGACGGAGCTGGTCTTGCTCCTTGAGATCAGCGAACTATCGCCTCGCGCAGCTCGCGCTCCCATTCTTCAGACCGAAGACGACTGACATCGTGGCTAGCCGTCAACCTTTTCCTGAGCTTCGCTTCCCTCAGCTTGTGGATGACAAATATTCCGATCTGGAATTCACTGAAGCGCTTCGATGTGAAGCGCATGAATGGGAGGAACAATGAGCGACTATTGCGTCAATAAGAGAGAACAGCCAAACGGCGATCATGAGGTGCACAAGCAAGGATGCCAGTTTTGGCCTGCTCCAGAGAACGTACAACTCCTGGGCCAACACTCGAACTGCGGGTCGGCAGTAGCGACGGCGCGGCACTACTATCGGCAGGTCAATGGGTGCAAGACCTGCGCGAACCCCTGTCATACGCAGTAATCGCTCCCGCCTCGCCGACTCGACCTTCGGGCTGCCGCCCTGCGAGGCAGGGGGGGCGGTGATGCGGGCCAGTGCAACAATCCGACGGACCGTCATTGCCCCGCGCTCATGAGCTCTTCGCTCCCGCTCGCGCCGCGGCTTCCTTCTTCGCCGGCTCGTCCCTCCATGCCTTCGGCTCCAGGGTTTGCCGGAGCTAAACGATCGCCTCGTGGCGATGGTCTGTAGCGAGGGGCTCCGAGAGTTGACGGCAGCCGACGCCGGAAATGGTGCAGGTCTCTCTTTTAGTGAATTGCGTACGTGACTAAAGCCAAGGCTGGTCGGGCCTCAACCTCTGCATATTTCGGGAGCAGATGAACAGTGCGTTCGGTGCCACCTGAACGGAGTAAACGGTCATCGGTGAACGGTGAACGGCGTGATCACCGGTCGTGAACACCAAGTTGTAGCTCGGCACCGGTGTCATCTTGGACGGCCCCATTGAGCTGGGCTCTTGATAATTACTCGTGCTGGGGGGATCTGCCCGCCTTGCCGGTTGGCGCAGATCACCTTCGCTGGTTCTGTCTAATCCGCTCCGCTGGTCATGACCAGCAAGACGACTCACCGGCTGTGGCTGCGTCGCGTAGTAATCAGCGATTCAGACGCTTGGAGAAATCGACGAACTGAATGTGGAGCGGGCATCGGCCTAGATGCTCGACTCCGACATGCACGAGAGCCCGATCTCGCTCAGCGTCTAAGATCGAAGGACAACCATGGGAGGGTGTTTAGATGAACCACAAACTAGACCTGCTCGGCAACGCGATGGATAGTCTGGAGGAGGCACTGAAGAAGTTCCAAGCGGGGGACGACGGTGACCAGAAGGCCTACAGGGAGTGTCAGGAATTCTGTGTTTGA